GATAAAAACATAAGTACTCTTTTTCGCCTGTGTTTGTAAGATAACCAACAGACACCAACATATTTTCACCGCTGTAAGGCATACTATTTTTACCTTCAAAAGTATTCTCAATATCTAAACAAGTAATCATGTGTAATATTTTCCTGTAGCTATATTTAAAGAGGCATGAACCGTACCATGCCAACCATTTATTTTATTTTTACTAACTGTCAACCACCGTGTATTATCTTCTATACCTAAATTTTTACCAATACCTACAATTACATCAGCTTCACCAGCTTTACCAGTGCGGCTGTTGTCTAACATTGAATAATCAATAACTTCTTTTTGATGGGCCTCATAACTAGCTTGAGATATAGCCCACACCAAACAATTATTACGTTTGGCTAGTTCTCTACCAGCTACATACAATTCTTTTAGTTTTTCATCTCCTCTCGAAAACAAACCATCTATCTTTACTTTATCCATTTGATCAATAAAAATAACATCAGGTTTATTTAAAGCTGTAAAGTTTACAATCTCTTCAACTTTTGTTCCTACACTATCTACAACAACTAAATTTTTATCTATAATATTTTTATATTCTTCAAGATATTTATTCTTGTTGCTTTTAAGTGTAGCTTTGTCCACGTTAAAATATGATGTTATTATTCTTAACTTTACTTTCTTTGCTAATTCTTCATTGGCCCAATAATGCACCTTAAAACCACAAGCTAAATAGTGGGCTGTAAGATACGCACAGAAACTTGTCTTGCCTACCTCTGGTCTAGCAAAAATAATACCAAAGTCACCTCTGTTCATACCACGCAAGTTTTCTTCAAGTGTTGGTATGCCAAAAGTAAAGTCTGGTGTTTCTGTTGTGGCTTGTACTAATTCTTGAAAGTCATCTCTTATAATTACAAACGTATCATGTGGTTCTAAACTATTAGATGACACTCTATCCATCATCTTAGCTATATCAGAAAAAGCTAATTCATTATCACCAGTCCAAAATTCTACAGCTTTCTCGCCTATCTGTCTTGCTATATCTCTTTGCCAAAATACTTTAGCCCAATCATAAGCTAATTCTTCGTTGACTGTTTGTATGGATAGTAAATTATCAATCAGAACATCAACCTGTTCTGCTTTACTGTCTGGTGTAGCTGGATATAATATTTTATGAACAGCAACCAAAGAGGGTTTATCTAATTTATCAATGTCCTCATAGTCTAAGTGTGCTTTGCGTATTGTGTGTGCTATTGTTCGCCAGTCTTTGGGAAACATTGAAGGAGTAATAAAATTCTTTACTCTATCCCAAACACTTTTGCTTAACATAGTAGCTAAAACATTAAGCTCAATGTTCTCCATTAAGAGCTGCCGTTCTTTTTTATTCTGCTTTGTGAAGGTGTAAGTTTTTTTCTATGATTTAAAGGTCTTTCTCTAAATCTTCTTCTTACAGGTTTTCTTCCCAAATATGTATTAACACCAAAAGATGATTTTTTCTTAGCCATGTTGCCCCATCAATTTTTCTATGTCCTCTTCTTCCATGTTTTTTATATCTACTTCAGGAAATAGGACTCCAATATTTTTTACCTTGTGTTTTAGTATATCACATATCTGCATACTTTTCAAGGTCGCATCTTTATCTAAACAAACTAAAATTTTATCGTAACTACTTTTTGTAAGATAATGCAGCAGTAATTCAGATAAAACTGTACCACATAAACTAATCCCTACTACATTGTGTAGTTTAGAAATAACACAAGCAGACGGTATATCTTCAACTAGGACAGCAATGTTGCCACACCCTATCTTGTAATCCGCTGATGTCTTTGCATACTTAAACCATTTTGGCTTACCACTTGCTCTAAGAGTTCGGCCTACAGCATTGATTATTCTATCTTTTTGTAAATCTTTTACTAGAAATACTACTCTGTCTTGTTTGGGGTCGTATTTTACGTTGATATGTTTTTGTTGGTATAGGTCATAGCATTGTACCTTTTTAAGATACTCTATACCCTTTTGACTTGAGGATAACTCTACAAAGTTACTTGTTGATATTTCTTCTTGTATCAACATAGGACAATCTTCTGGGCTGGTAAACAATCCATTTTTAAGATTACTTTTTTGTAATCCTATTCTCTTTGACCCTTTTACATCACAACTTGCATCAAAACAGTTGTACACCACTACCATAGAAGTTGGTAGATACATAGCTGAAAAAGTATTATTACTCCCACAATTAGGACAGTCTGTTCTGACACGACCTACCTCTGATGCCTCATCAATCAGCCCCTCGATTTGTTCGTTCATTTTTTCTCTTCCTTGCAACAATCTCTGATAATTGTTTTTCAGTATACCCTAAATTTAATAGGTTTTCAACAAATCCTTTTTTGTCAATTTTACGCAACATTAACAATTTTAAATTTTTAGCAAACTGTCGCCAAAACAATGCGTCTGATAACACTACTTTTTCGTTTTTATGTTCTTTATTATCCATTTTACCAAGTGAGGATTATCTCGTAGTATTTGTGTCCAGTAACTAGCCATGACAGCAACCACTCTTTCTTCCTCTTCCTTTTCTGATTTTAAATTACCTATGGCCCATATCGCATGATTTAGTTCGTGTAAAACAGTATCAACTAAAACTGTGCCTTTGAGGTTTTCGTCTACTCGAATACGCATATTCAAATAGTTGAAATCCCCAAAGGCTTCTCCATCGAAGGGCAAGGAGAATACGTCAATATCTACAGCACCTACTTTTACTACCATGAAGGGGTTCATATTTTTCCGTGTAGTTTTGAAATGGCTAGGTTATAACAATCTGCTCTTACAAGAAATCCATTGTCACCATCTCTTGTACCAGCTTTTAAAAATTTTGCATTAAGAAAATACTTCTCCTTCGGCATAACACCAAGAAACCAACCAGCTTCTCGATTGGCTAACACTCGCACAAACGCATAGTAGTCGCATTTTTGTTTGGTGTTATACCTTGCGACACTACATTCGTAATAATCTTTAGGTTCTACACTAGTTTTTTTTGTTTTAACTTCTACAGTTACACCACCATCAAGAACAAGGTCATAGTCCACGTTGTATTTTTTACCTTTATTGACTATCTCACCACCTAATACTTGCTTGGCTATTTGTTCTCCAAGAAAACCATACACATTGCCCTCACCTCTCGTGATGCTATTACGAATACGACCCATACGATTTGCATTGCGAGTGGCATATCGTTTCATGGCTGATGTTATTGGAACTTTAATCATGTGTAATACGTCAAATACATAATAAAACCAGCTAAATATATGGATACAATAGCTGAATTTACAACAATTAAAGCTCTGTCATACCACAAAATACCCACTACCAACCACAAACCAGCACCCACACACATGACAATGTGGCTGTACGGCTGTAATTCAAATGAATTTAAACACGCACCAACAATAATTATAGCGGTAGCTACCCATTTTATATACCAACTAAGGTCATGCGTTGGTGTAACCTTTTTAACTTCTATCATTTAACTTTATCTTTCAAATATCTAAAATTTTTATTAACACAAGTTCTTTGTATGAAAGGATGCCAATTACCATGAATTTTCTCTAGAGGAGAATAATTATCTCTTACCCAATGTCTATACATTAGTTTTTCACCGTCTGTAAGCTCAATTTCTCCGATAGACTTAATATTATCACCATGAATGTAAACAATAATATGGCCATCTTTTGTAAAAATGCGTGGATATGATATAAACCATGCTGGATTAGGTAGTATTCCTTCTGGATTAACAGCTTTTGATACAAAAATTCCTTTTTTAAATACTTCATGTTTTTTTGCCATTTAACAGCCCCCTTCAAATTTGCATGGTATGTCATTGAATCTACAATAACCAGAAATGTAGTATGCTTTATCCCATGCTTCTTCTGAATTAGGCCATAGATTAACTTCTCCATCAAAGTAGTCTACACCGCAGTCTTGCCAAAATAAACGACCATCTATGCCTCTACTATCAAATGGCCCTAAATAATCTATAAGAAAGTTTAAATGCCAATCTCTGTCGTGTTGTTCGCTTTCATCAACTTTTATCATTTTAATAAACCAATCGTTTGTATAATAATTAAAACAAAAAGCTCGACAGCTAATATCGTATGATACCAGACCCATCGAGCTTCATAAAGTTTTCTAACAGCCTTTCTGTGAAAGACCCGCAAATGCCACCCTCTATCTTGCGTTTTACTTGATAATCTCAATTTTATTATCACCCTTCTATTCGACCAGTATAAATGTATTTCAACAGATACCCCACTATTATACTACAGGTAAATTTTAAATACAACAAAAAAATAAAAAATTTTGTGGATTGACATACTTGTAAAATCGTGGTAAAATTATTTACCCCTTTAGGGGATATACTATATATAACACTAACCTATAGGATTTTATATGGCAAAAAAACCAAGATGGTCTTTTCCGTCAGCTAGAAAGGAAAGACAAAAATATACATCAGATGACTACAGAAGTAAATATACTAAAATAAAATGGAATAAAAATAAAAAAAAGGGTAAGGAAAAAAATGTTACTTAAAACTTTATGTGCTATTTGTTATATGAAAGATGAATTGAATTTTGATGAAAAAACTGTAAATCACTATAAAAAATTATATGATTACAAAAAAATTCATGTAAATAGTTGTGATACAAAATCTTGCAAAGGTCATGCAGATATTTTGGTGCATATATGAAAACCATTGGAATGAAGATAGCTATTATGCTGATTCCAGCCTATGCAATGGCTTACTTTTTTGGAAAGATGATTTGGGTGTTGCCAATGGTCGTCTGTTGTGGTATAATATTAGGAGATATAATTCCAACTACGAGTAAACCTCGTGTAGATGATGAAGGGCAAGACGCAAATGAGTAGTTTAGATAGAGCAGTAAATGTATTAAGTTTATTTGATGGTTGTTCTATGGGTAGGCTTGCTTTGGAACGAGCAGCAATACCAGTGAAACAATACTTTGCTAGTGAAATAGACAAGTATGCAATAACAATAGCAAAAAAAAATTTCCCTAATACAATCCACCTTGGTGATGTAACGACAGTTAGAGGAGAAGATTTAGAACCTATAGATTTATTAATAGGTGGATCACCATGTCAGGGATTTAGTTTTGCTTCAAAAGGTAGATTGAACTTTGACGATTCAAGAAGCAAATTGTTTTTTGAATATGTGCGAATACTAAAAGAATTTAAACCAAAATATTTTTTATTTGAAAACGTAAGAATGAAACAAGAATGTCAAGATATTATATCTGAGTATCTTGGGGTAAAACCAATAGCTATTAATAGTCGATTAGTTTCTGCTCAAAATAGAGTTAGATTATATTGGACAAATATTCCTGTTGATATGCCAGAAGATAAAGGTATTGTGTTGAAAGATATAATTGAAAAAGAAAATCCTAGTTTTAAATACTATAAATTAAAAGAATATTATAATGACAAAATATACAACAAAGATGGGTGTCATCAAGTTGGAGAAGCGGATATAAAAGGGTATGATATTATTAAAAGAGTGTATGGAATTTATGGAAAAGCACCTGCACTAACTACTATGCAAGGTGGGCATCGAGAGCCAAAGATTGCGTGTTCAGATAAAATACATTGGAGAAAACTTACACCAGTTGAATGTGAAAGATTA